TTGATTAGACAGATTAGCCAAATCCATTTTAAGATATGCTTGTGCATTTGTAATAGCTGCCTGTTGATTATTAGACAGATTCTGAAATATCATTTGCTTATAGCTATCAGCATCTGCTTTTGCAATAGGTATAGCAGAATTCATAATACCTTCAGCTAATGCTTCAGCTGCCATTGAACTAGCACTTAGTCCTCTATTAGCCATTGCAGCTTCAGTAGCTTTAGCAGCACCTCTAGCCCATACTGGTAGAGGATTACCTGAGGATATAGCAGTTTCTACTTCAGTTTGTAAAGATTGTAATTGACCTTTTACTGTAGCATCAGATGTAATAGCACCTTGAGCTGCAGTCATAGGTTGAGTTACAGTTCCTGTTGCAGCTGTCATTGTAGGAGTTTGTCCTGCAACTTGTGCTGCTGTAAATTGTGATGCAGCTTGTGCAGCTGGTGTGGCTATTTGTGTACCTGCAACACCTGTAGGTGTAGCAATAGTAGGAGCTGTAGGGGCAGTAGGCACTGCTGCTGAAAGTGTTCCAGTAACACCTGCAGGACTCATTAATTCATTTGGTGCTACATTTTGAAGTGTAGGTGAAATAGTTGTACCTACAGGTAAACTAGCTTTTCCTAATAAATTATCAATTAAACTTACAGCTTTTGAACTGCCAGTTTGTTCTTTTTGAGCTGGTGCTATTGCACCTTTCTGTAATGCTATATCATCTGGTGTTGTTACCATTATCTCCCCTGTCTATTATATTTTTTAAAGCTACGCTTTTCATCTTTGTTTTTTGATTTTTTATGTACTCTTGGTCGTCTCTTTGGTTTTGGTCTTTCTTCAAACGATTTAAATTTTCTTGCCATTATTTATTTTAACGCCTTTATACCATGCTGGTAAACCTATAAAAGGTCTTGTGTCGAATTGATTTTCTTTTGCATTTTTTGATTTTGTTTTATTATAATGTAAAAATACTTGACCGCAATCTTTACCTTTAAATTCTTCTCGCCAATGTTCTAAATCACACCCAGAATAAACTAACATATCACCTGGTTTTAAATCTATTTTAATTCCAGCTTGTTTTGTTTTACCAGTTGGATCTAAATATATTGGCCAAGAATCACCTCCAAGATTTAAAGTTGTAGATATTTCACAAGAGTATCTATCTTTATGTCTTGCAAGTATATCTCCTTTTTTATATATTCTAGCATAAGAATATGTTTCACTTAATTTTAATTTTGTTTGTTTTTCCATTATAGGTTTTACTTCTTGCAATAAAGTTTCCATTGCAATATCACTATAATGTGAATATGTATTTGGCACTTGTTCATCATTCCATACCCCAAAATATTCTGTATATGGTGATATATATCTTTGATCAAATAAAAATCTTGCTACATTTCTTTTGTTACAAAAATATTTATAAACAAAGTCTGCTAATTCTTTTGATATTGCTTTTTTAATTACTGTATACTTATTTTTTTGAAATGACATTTTTAATAATATTTTTCCCTTTTAATTTTTTATTTGACTGTATAAAATTTTTAATATAGTCTGGTTTATTTTTTACAGTATTAGTTTCGAGGGTAGCTTGTATTACAGCTTTTTTCATATTATTATTAGGTTTTGACATTTAAAACATTATTAGGTATTGCCTGACAGTTCCAATGTATAAATCTAAATGGTTCATATCCCATATCTACAATGTATTGATGTGGCATGTATGAAGGAAAAAACATAGTTTTTCCTGGTTGAACTTTATAATTAATTTGTGACGATGCATATGTTACTTTTGTTTTATCTTTTTCTGGTAAAAGATTCATAACATTACCTGGTCTTGGATCTTCAAATAATGGCATAGATGTAGCTTCACTTGCTTTTAAAAAATAAAAACCAGATATATGTCCATTCCAATGTGTATGTAATGTATGATGTCCCCCACCTTTTTTAGCAAACTCCTGCACCCACATTTCTGTAATAAATATTGTGTAATTTGTTAAATCAAATCCCATTTCAATTAACAAATTATGTGCTGTTGCACCTACATAATCTTGTAACTTTTGAAACTTAGGATCACCCACCAATGTTGTTGAATGAAATACATGACCCATATCTCCTTTGTTTCCAAATTTTTTATTTCTTTTATCTATTGATTCTTTTAAATTTTTCTTTGCTTCTTCAATATATTTATCAGATGCATTATTTAATTCATTTACAAATCCTGGTTCTTCACCATACCATATAGGACAAGGAAATAAATCTTCTCTATTTAGTTGTTTTGGAAATTGTAATTCTGTTTTTAATTTTTTAGTTTTTTTCTTTTTCATATTCTCCTTATCTAAATGGCCAACCAAGATTCCATATAACTAAACTATGTCTTGAGCCTTTTTTTACTGGGCATACTCGATGCCATACAAACGAGGGGAATACTACTAAACTTCCTTTAGGTAATATCTCTTTACACTTTACAGGTTTTCTAGGTTTATCAGGATCTAAGTTTCTAAAATCAAATTCTAATTCACCACCTTTATATTCTTTTGGATCTGATAATGTAACTGTTACAGATAATTTTCTAATTTTACCATGTGATGGATCATTAACAGTTTCTTTAACATAAGGTTGATCCCAACTATCACAATGCCAATCATAAAATTGACCTTTAGTATATTTTGTGAATTGACAAGCCTCTGAAAAATCCCATTCAAAGTTCCAACCTGCACTTCTATTTGCTTGATGAATATAAGGTTGTATTTCTTTATATATCCATCTGTCACTCATCCAAACAATATTTGAATTTCTTTTCTTTTTTAAATCTTTAATTTGTTTTTGATTTAATGGTCTATCACCATAACCTCCAGTAACTGCCATTTGATCTTGTAATGATTTTCCATATTGTACAATATCATTACATATTCTTTTTGGTATTGCACTTTGGAAATACCAATAATAATTTGTTAAATTCATATCCCTTATATTATACTAATATTATTTAAAATTGTCAAGGGGTATTAATTTTAAGAAATTGTCAATGTACCAGAGGCTGTAAATTTAGCTATTTTATCACCTCCTGGATGAGTTGATCCTGTAAATGCACAACAAGGACTACCTGCAAATGTAATTGCACTTGGTCCTCTAATAATTACAATACCAGATCCACCAGCACCACTAACATCTCCTGATGGGCCTCCACCACAATAAGTTGTTGCTCCTGCACCACCACCACCTCCAGTGTTTGCTGTTCCTGCACTTCCATTTGAAGGAGAACTAGGTCCTGCTGCACCTCCTCCGCCTGATCCGCCACTACCTCCAGTTCCAGAAGGTGCAGGACTATTAATAGGTCCAGGAAATAATCTTCCACCTCCAGAAGATCCACCTCCACCACCACCGTAAGTAGTAGATGGTCCTAATATATTGTTTGGTGCTCCAGAACCTCCATTACCACCAGTGTTTAATGAACCATTACTTCCTGCAGCTCCAGCACCTCCACCTCCACCACCAGAGTTTTCGGTACTAATTCTATAACCAGTTCCACCATCATTTCCTTGCGGTGGGTCTGTTGGAGGTGTATTACCACTACCTCCTGGAACAGTTGATGTCCCTACAGGAGTTCCATCTCTACCTCCACCACCACCACCAGATCCTCCAGGACCTCCAGCATGATCATAGTTTCCAAATGCTTGTCCCTTACCACCACCTTCTGATTCAATAGTAGAAAAAATTGAATTACTTCCATCATTACCACTTTGTCCAAAACCTGGATTACTTTGTGCACCTCCAGCACCAACTGTTATAGTATAACTTCCTGGGACTACTTCTAACGATGATCCTTGTAAAGGTGAAGGACCATAACCAGAGGCTCTATAACCTCCAGCTCCACCTCCACCGCCATTAGATGATCCTCCTGATCCACCACCAGCTAATACTAAATAATCTACTTCATAGAAAAATCTAGGCCATGTTCCTTGTTGTAATGCTCTTAATTGACTTTTTAAATTCCATACACCACTTGCTTTACTTAATTCTTTTAATATGACTATACCTGAACCTCCAGCTTTACCTGCAAAAGTTCCACCAAAATTACTAGAAGAGGTTCCAGCACCTCCACCACCTCCACCTGTGTTAGTAGTTCCTGCTACAGAGTTTGGAGAAGAACCTCCTTCATTATCACCCCCATTAGCACCTTTACCTCCACCACCAGCACCACCAGCAGCTCCGTTAACACCAGGATTATTATAACCTGCAGTAGCACCACCACCTCCTGCAAAAACTCCACAAACACCACTACCTGTTCCATAATCTGAACTTACATCTAAACCTGCACCTCCAGCACCTGGACCACAGTTTCCACCATTACTACCAGCAGCAGAAGCTCCACCACCACCGCCACCAAATTTTACTCCACCAGGAGAACCTGGCATGTTACCACCATTATTTCCTTGACCAGCTGTTCCACAACCTTTTGTTCTTGCTGCTCCTGGACTTGCTCCAGCTCCGCCCCCTGAACCACCTGATCCAGCAGTAGAGCAGTTTGCATCACAAGCTCCACCACCTCCACCACCAGCAGATGAAAGAGTTGTTATTCCAGCAAAACTAGATGTTGACCCTTGTGTTCCAAGATTTGCACCTGGTACAGTTCCTCCTGCACCACCTCCACCAACAGTTGCAGTGTAAGCTGTATTTCCTAAAACTGGTACTTCTTGATTTTGTAAACCCCCAGCACCACCTCCGCCACCAGCTCTTGAACCTCCACCTCCACCACCAGCTACAACTAGAGATTTAACAAGTCTAGTTCCTGGTTGTGTTGTAAGATTACCTGTTGATGTTTTAACAGTTTGAGTACACTTCCCAAAAGAAGTTATGTTTCTTTTACCAATGATTCCACCATTAGTTCTAGGCATTTATTAGTCTCCTATTAAGATGTCCAAGCCGATCCGTTCCAATCGTAAACTGTAGGTGTTTCTGCTGTATCGTTAGATTTAGTTGCTTCCCAACCTGTGTCATTATCAGCTTGATACTTAGTTTCGTTCCATGAAATCATGTAAACAAAACCAGATCCAGATGTAACTGATGGATATGTAATTGGTGATTTCCAATCATCACTATCATCTAAAGACCAGGATTTGTAAGGTTGTGGGTTTAAAAATTTATTTTTAGATGCATCATATCTCATTCCAATACCTGCATATTGTTTTCTAAAATTATTATTGTATGATGTTTGTTTCCAAATGCCTCCCTCAAAAAAATTAACACACCATGTTTCACCATCAACGTGTTCATCTGAAGGCACGCAATCATTACCTACAACTACAACTCTTTTTACAATCAGATGTGTATCTGATGTAAAACCAGTTGGGTCTGTTTTTGATTCTAACTCTGCAAAATGTGCCATGTTTATTTTCCTCCGTTATAAAAAATTCTATTATGCTTCACCTATTGTTAAGGTTCCTGAAGCTGTAAATTTAGCTATCTTATCACCACCTGGATGTGTAGATAATGTTCTTGCTGGTGTTGGACTACCTGTTAAAGCAAATTCACTAGGCACTCTAACTATTACAATACCTGAACCACCTGCTCTTCCAACATCTTGACTTGAAGGGTTTGCTCTTCCACCAGCTCCACCACCTCCACCACCAGTATTAGCTGATGCTGCAGTTGCGTTACATCCTCCAGCTGGTCCTACACTTCCACCATTTCCGCCACCACCAGATCCACCAGATCCTGCTGTATGGCAAGGGCTATTTCCTCCTGGGCCTGATGGCCATCGTGAAACTCCACCACCACCACCACCAGCATAGGTTGTTGATGGTCCTAAAATATCATTTGGTGCACCCGCACCTCCATTTCCTGCTGTAGATACTCCACCTGTACCTGGACCTCCTGATCTAGATACATTGGCTCCTGAAGCAGTTGCTCCACCTCCACCACCACCTGCGTTACAGTTTTGGTTTCCTGATGCAGCATTACCACCTGGATTACCTTGGGGCGGATCTGTAGGGGGAGTATTACCTGCTCCTCCTGAAGTTGAATTAGAAACAGCACCACCACCTGAACCTCCAGCAGTTCCAGCACCACTACCATTACCTGCTCCACCACCAGCCGATGTTATGGTTGAAAAAACTGAATCACTTCCATTATTTCCTGGTGAACTAAAACACGCAGTAACTTCTGCACCACCAGCTCCAACTGTAATTGCATAACTTCCTAAACTTAATTTTAATGCTGATCCTCTTAATGGACTTGGTCCATATCCTGATGCACGATATCCTCCTGCACCACCGCCACCACCATAATAACCACTTCCACCACCACCTGATGCACCACCAGCAACCACCATATAATCTACTGATGCTGTTCTTGTTACCCATTCATCATTTTTTACTTGATCAAAATGTTCATTTAATGTCCATCTACCAGTTGCAACACCTTTTAAAGAAACTGCGTTTTGTTTTACTATTACTATTCCTGATCCACCTGTAGTGCCTCCAGCTCCACCTCCACCACCAGTGTTAACTGTTCCGTCTGCTCCTGGTGCTGGTCCTAGTCTACCTTGACCTCCACCTCCAGGTCCCGCTGCTCCTCTAGTTCCATATGGAGATGAAGGTGAAAAAACTCCTCCACCGCCACCACCTGCGTATACTCCTGAGTTAGGTGCTCCTGGAAAAGTTGGAGAAACATCAGTTCCATTTCCTCCATTTCCTCCACAAGCAGAACCTGCAGATGGAGTTACTGTACCATTAGCTCCAGTCCCACCTGATCCACCGCCTCCGCCTCCAGCGTAAGCAACACATTGAACATATGCACCATTACCACCAGCATTTCCTTCTGATGGTGAAAAAGATCCTTCATTACCTGCTGCTCCACAAGCTGGTGGACCATAACAACCTCCTGCACCAGATCCACCTGCTCTGGCAGTTCCACCAACTGATGTTCCACCACCAGTTGCAGATAAACAAAATGCAGTTGTGTCTACTCCACAAGTACTACCTGGTCCAGATCCTCCACCTCCAATAACTATTGGGGATGCGTTTCTTGCAGTTGCTGAAGGAATTGTAACTGATAAATTTCTTAAACCTCCTGCACCACCTCCACCATAACGACCTGGATTACTAGCACCTCCACCAGCAACAATTAATACTTGAGCTGGTCTATCTTGACCATAATCGTTATCTGTAAAAGTAAAATTACTACTTGATGTTACTACTGTTTGACTTGCTGAAACACATTTAGCTGCCTTAACAGTGTTGATTGGGCCTATGATTCCGCCATTTGCCATGAATTATGTTGCCTCCTATAATTCTATCTATTATGCGTCATCTAATTCTTCGTAAGAAACAAAATAAGTTAAGTCATTTGCAGCTGATGCTGTAAAAGCTAGTATATCTGTTTCATCTAAATAAATTGGATTCTCTAAAAAACTTAGGGTAGCATCTGCTGGTACTGATATTGTATTAGCAATCTTAACATAGTTAGATCCATTATCTACACTAACTTCAATTGTAATATCAGCAGCATTTGTACCATCTACGTTTGCAACAAGAATTGTATTTATTTTGGCAACTTTATCTGCTGAAACATCAACTGCTGTAGTTCTAGATGTACCATCTAGTAAAGCAGTTGCGTTCTTAGCATTAATAGTTGCTACGTTTACGATGTTTGGTGTAGCCATATTATCTCCTCTTTAATTTTAACCAAATACAATTGCCATTGCAATTGCTTTTCCTACTGATGCAAAATTTGCATTAGCATTAATATATGTTGTTAAGTCTGATGCTGCAACTTGAACCATAGTTCCATTATCATTAACTACAAATCTATCAGCATCAACTAAAGTTGTACTAGTAGCTGATGTATTGCCATCCATTATATTTAATTCAGCAGCTGTAGAAGTTACTCCATCTAAAATATTTAACTCTGCCGCAGTGGATGTTACACCATCTAATATATTTAATTCAGCAGCTGTAGAAGTTACTCCATCTAAAATATTTAATTCTGCTGCTGTAGAAGTTACTCCATCTAAAATATTTAATTCTGCTGCTGTAGAAGTTACCCCATCTAAAATGTTTAACTCTGCTGTAGTAACTGTCGCACCATCTAGTATTTCTAATTCTGCCTCTGATATACCAGCAGATCCAATAGTTACTGTTCCTGCAAAAGTTACATTAGCACCACTAAATGTCATGGCAGTTGTAGGTGTAGATCCTGATTTAATTACAAGTTCTCCACTAGAATTTGTTAAACTACCAAAAGTTGTACCATCATCTTTAAGTGTAACATCTGCTCCACCTGCATCT